CTTCCGCTTCTTCCGTTGTCATTCCCGTCGTCTTCATTTCCTGAATCATATAATCCCGTGAAACTTCTATCCAATTTCTGTAAACTTGATAAAAAAAAACCAACGAATGATAAATGTGAATGAAATTCGCTTCCTGCATATCCTGCGCGTATTGTTCGTGCTTACTTGCGTCGTATTTGTCGTCAATCCATTTGCCGAACCAAGTCTTTTTTTGCGGGATAACCATTGACGCAGCTATTTTATGCAGGTTTGCCAATGTGTCTTTGCTGAATACCTTGCTTTCAATGTAACGTGCAGCCGGCATATTTTTAATATCATAATTCATTCTATAACGCCTTCCATTGATAACAATAAAGTCAACCGGCTTCCCTTCAATTGGTTCGTCTAAAAAAGCTAATTCTTTGCGCAGTTCTTTTAAATCTTCAATTGCTAAACTGTCAATCTGATATTCTGTTAAACCTGTTATAACACATAATAGTTTAACTTCTTTGTCAAGTTCTGTCCAATCTTTTTCAGGGTTGGTAATTATTGGCATTAATTGCTGATATTGCCAAAGTGTTAAATTATTCCATTTCATAAAACGAAGTTAATAAAAGTTCTTCAATATCTGTGTCAGATTCCAACATTTCGTCAATCTTATTTATAACGTCTGCACAGGAAAAAGGTTGACCTGTCAAACATTGTGACCAAACCCATTCGCGAAGTTCGTTCAGTTCCTTCATATATTATTTATTTGCAATTTTATAAAATAGCCATTTTGCCAATTCCCAACTTGTTATTGATATTAAAACAGTTATTATAAAAATTTATTTAATCCGTTAGCACTTGACATTATAGCTTCTGCGCGTTGTGTTAAGCTTTCAATTTGACTTTTAATTTCTTCTTTGTCATTGCTGCAATAGTAACCATTTGAAGTCGCTATTAGCGGCAAAATACCTTCTGCACGTATAAAGTTAACTATTTTACGCAATCTAACTTCTGAAAAATTAGACTTTAAACCTAAACTTTCACGTTTACCATTAATTGCCTGTACTATTTCAGGCGCTTTAATTGGGTTGTCTTTTGTCTTCGTGCTAAATCCTTTTATTAGAATTGGCACTAACTTTTTTTCTTCGTCGGTCATTTCCCTTGTCAGGAATTCAAAATTTGTTATCATTGTTATAAGCTTTAAAATATCCCCGCCGCCCGTTGGAAAACTAACGAACACCCCTGTTTATTAATTGATTGTATTGTTTGGCAGGGATAGTATTTTTATTTAATATCTTCTAATGCTAAGGTAAGCATTTTTAATTGTTTTATTTCCTGTTCTTTTAAAGCCAATTCTTTTTCAAGGCGTTGAATCTTTGCGACTAATTCCGCAATTTCCAATTCCATTAACGTCGTCTGTTTTAATTCGTAGTATTTACTCATTTGAATCAATTTTAGCTTGGTCAATTTTGTTTTCTGTTTCTTGGTCAGCTTCCAATTCTTCTTCGTCTTCTTCTTCCCAATCGCAATGTTCTAAGCAATCCGGGCAAATGTCAATTTCGGGAAAATTGGTGTGCGCACCGCAGCAAGTTGAATACGGCATAACTATAAGTTTTCAATTAAAGCGGTTAACAATAAAGCCGCCGTAATAATAGCGAAGAACCAATCCATACCCAATGATTCTTTTGCGTATTGCTTTTGACGTTCAGCTAATAATTCTAAATGTTTTTCCTGTGGTGTTTTTAATTTGTTTGCCATAAGTTAAGTTTTTAAAATGTGCGTTTAGCAGTCGCACCCCTGCGGGGGATTATTTGATTGCTCTTAATATTTTCTTAAAGTTATTTAATTCAAATTGTGTTTCAACAAATTTAACAGACTTTTCAATGTTTGCGCCTGTCAAAACCATTGCTAACGCGTAAGCTTCAGCCATACATTCAGATAATATTGTATTATCTTGAAAATCAATCTGTCTTAAATAAGATTGTTTTGCAGCTTTAAAACCTGCGTGATTGTAAATTTCTTGTTGTAGTTGGTCAATGTTTTTCATTTGTTATTTGCTTTTGTTAACACAAATATACACCTTCTACACATTGTCAACCAAATATTTCTTAAACTTTTTTTATAAAATGTGATGAACGGTAAATAATAAGGATAAACGGTTAATCGGTCATAAAAGAACCGAATATCGGTCATAAACGGGTCATAATTGATTGATAAATGAACCGATTATGATTGTTAAGCAAATGCGTAACGCCCTGAACCGCGCTTTATATTATGGTTTTGCCAAGCTAAAGCTAATGCCATAACGCAATCGTCGTGGAATCCTGACGGCGCTGAATACCTAACGCCATTTGCCGTGAACTGATATTCAAACACGTCTAATTCGTCCACAATAACCCCTTCAGGGAATCCAATTCGTCCCTGTTGAATGGCTGACGCTAAACCTTCCATAAGTTGCTGCTTTGATTGACTTGTAAACTTCAAACCTTCTATATTTACCCCTTCACGAAGCAAGTCTTCCAATATCGGGTCGCCAACGCCCGTTGAATCCACGATTATAGGCGCAGGCGGCAACCTTTTTATTGTTTCTTTGGTATTGTGCCAATCCAATTGGAAGCGGTCAAAATAAGCCACATTACCGTTATTATCCAAACCAACTATAACTGTAAAGTCAACTGACTTCGCAAGGTCAATCCCGTAACAAACAATTGGCTGCGCAGACATTGGTTTTATGCAGCGTTTGATAAATGCGTTCCCAAAAGGGTTGGCGCTATTTTCTGCGGGGTCTGCTAAATATTCCTGATTAAATACAACTTCCGGCAACTGAATTCGTGCTTCGTCAATTTCGCGGGGGTTTATATGCGGGTTGTCGTATGTGCTAAATTTGAAGCTTTGCCAATCGTTTTCGCCTTGCTTCATAAATAATGAATAAAAGAAATTCTTCCCGCGTGGGGTTGAAAGGAAAACCGCACGTCCTTCGTAATCGGTCAGCGTTGGGCGAATGCTATTATTCCAACCGTCTTCCAAGTCTGAAATAAACGCAGCTTCGTCTATAATAACCAAATGAAATTTGCGTCCGCGTAAGTTGTCTAATCGTTCCCCTGTGAAAAATTCAATTGACCCTTCGTTGGGACAATATATTTTAAGCTTTGAAATATTGTTTTTGAATGGAAGCACTTTCGCCAATCGTTCAAAGAATACTTGCGCCAATCCGTATGTCGGCGTAACGTATGCAACCTGACCGCCTTTTAATGCTTCTGTAATACAAAGTATTTGCGACAATTCAGACTTACCGAAACGACGTCCGCACATAACGACAATGAAACGCTTTGACGATTCTAATATTTGCCTTTGGTTAATATGTGGGGTTGGTAACTCAATTCGCATTTATAGGTTATTTATTAATTAAAAATTAATATTTCTAAATTTTAAATGTTCTAAATAAATTCGTCTATTAAAATAACCTCTTAACGTAAAATCAAAATGAAACTTTTTTTTAAGAATATATTTATTCATAAATATTAATAAAATGTATAATTAAATAAAAATTCATAATTCTTCCACATAGCAATTTGACATCTTGCGACACGAAGATTATAAACTTTGCCAATAAAGTTTAACTCCCATTTATTACCTACTCCATTTTTAAAAAATTTGATTTTCATATATTATACGTTTTGGTTTGTTGCTATCTTATAAAAAATATCAAATTCAGCTTGCATACCATTTTGAAAATCTTTTATTCTTTGGTCTTTTTCTTTTTCAAGTAACATTTTAGCTTTATAATATACCCCGCTTTCTTGCAATCCTTCGTTTTCTAAATACCAAAGCATTAATTCCATTGCGGTTTTCATAGGTTTGTTTTGATAAAGATACTACAAAATTGTTTTGCCGTCAACAAATACAACTTCAATCTTCGTGTCCTGTTGAACGTCAACCTGTTCTTTTGGTTTACCGTAAACACGTGACAAAAGCGTGTCCATTGAATAAAGACTTCCATTATTCATTGACTTAATGATTGCCTTTGCAACTGTCATTTCAAGTACAGTCGCGTCAGGGTTCTTTGTCACGGCTTCCAATTCTTTTGGTGTCATTGACATAAGCGCCTGAATTGAATCATTTATTTCGGCTAATTTGTAACCCTGTTCTTTTAACAGACTAACGTATTTTCTTGGGCGTCCTTCCAAGTTTCGCCTTGTATCTTCGCCTGCCTTAAATGGTTTTAAACCTGAAGTATTTTTTGCCATAGTTTACACAGTTTAAACACAGTTTACCTTCCCTGACCCCTGTAAGCTTTTGGTCTTGGATTGTGCTTATTATAAGATTTTTTTGCGTGTCCGCATTTCCTTTTTCCGAATGATACTTTGCGACTGTCTGACTTAACTTTTGCCATTTAATACTTTGTTATGAATGTCCTTTAAATATTGATAATGTGTTTTTGTGTCGCCCATAACAACGTGACATTGTCGGCATAATGCCTGTAAATTGTCAATTGTATCTTCGTTTTTCGTTCCCCCCATTCCACGCGCGTCAATATGGTGTATGTCAACCGCCTTTTTTCCGCATACTTCGCACGGGATAAAATCTTCTATTCCGTAGCCGAAGTAATCAAGGTAAATTTTAACGTGCTTCTTCATCAATTTGTTTAAGCTTCTTTTGCGCCCATTCAATCCCTTCGTCGCCACCCCAAGCCAACCACATTAAAGCGCCGCAATCTTTTTTCGGGTCGCCCTTAGAATTCTGTCTATGCCTTTCAAAAGACGCCATTCTTGCAATTGTGTCGCGTGAAATAGGTTCATTATTAGCTAATTGGTTTGCGCGCGCCCAACCAACAGGCGTTCCGCAGTCTAAATTATATTCATTTCGCAAATTAAGCGCCTTTTCAGCGTTTAATAGTGCAGCTTTGGGATAATCGTTGTACGAATCCTGAAACGCGAATTTTACCCCCCTTGCAGTCGTTTTAGAATTAATCAATTCTATTTCACGGGAATTGTTGTCATAGTGTGTACCGATTCCATAATGCTTAATGGTTTCCCACTTATAAGCGCCGTTTGTAAACTTAACCCTGCTTTTTGGAATTCCTAATTCGTCAGCAACTTTATAAACTTCTTCGCTTGCGCTTTGTTGTCTTCGTGTAACTATGTAAACGGTTTTACCTTCTGCAATTAGTCTTTTAGCTAATTCTTTGCCGCGTTCTGTTTCCAATGTATCGTCAAAATCAATTGAAACTTTGTTTTCGTCGGCTGCATAAGCGCCTGAAGCTAATATTGCCTGCCAAACTTTGGTTGCTTTTTCTTCTGTGTCGTATATACACGCACCTGAACCAATTCTATATTTCCCGTTTGAACATTTAATTACCGGCATTTCCTATTAGTTTACTATAAATAGCGAATCGGTGTTTGTTTACTTCGTGTAAATTGAAATTCTTGTTGCAGTATTCAAACAAAGCTTTGCCATAATGTTTGCGGGCGTCAGGGTCATTTACTAATAACTTAATCCAATAATACCAATCTTTTTGGTTGTTAACGTGACAGGCAGGATAAAAACCCCTGTAAGGGTGTACATTGCTTACAATAACCGGGTTCTTTTTTGCTGCGGTTTCTAATACCTTTAAATTTGACTTCATTGAATTGAATTTGGAATTAACCAAAGGAATTAATGAAATATCTGAATCCGCATAAGCCGCCATATATGAAGTTACTTCGTTGTAATTGTAAATAGTCGGGTTTAATTTTAAGCCATTTGTAAACGCGGTAATCATTCCGTCCCAAATTGGTTTTTCGCCTTCATTATATCCTGCAATTACAGTTCGTACCGGAAAATTAACGCGCTTCATTGGATTTCGTAATATTTCCAAGTCTTTGCCGTGCGTTCCTGAACCTGACCAAAATAAACGGACAAGGTCGGAATCCTTTTTAAAATCTTTAAACTGTTCTTCGCCGTAAGGAATAGCATTTGGCAAAATTTCAACGTTTGAATTGTAAGGTTTAACTTCTTCAGCTAATCGTTCGTGCGTAACCGTGCAAAGGTCAGCAATACGAATCCAATCAATAATTTGTTTCGGTATGTTATTTAAAATATATCGTTCGTA